GCATCAAGATATATGTTAATTGTCGCGGCAGCGGCAGCAGCGTCATTCCCTATAATCCCGCGATTGTCCGGGTCTTCCGTGCCGTTACCGACAACAACATAACCGCCAGCCCACTCGTTTTTCGCAAGAACGGAAGTGTCTTCATAACCATCACCAGTTTCAAATACAACAGCTAACGTCATTGCACCAGCAGTGGTTGTAGCGGGTGCAGCAGGAAGAACCGCCGAACAAAGAACTTTGGCATACTGTCTTGCGCCATATCCACTTTGGGCCTCGGCGGTAGCGTGGAAATACTTAAAAACACGACCATCCCAAGTGACGTAACGAGTTCCATAGACATATCTCTGGGTTGTTTCGCTGGTATAAACGCCCATATAAGGAACATCAGCGACATTACCTGATAAATCTTGTGGACTGGCTATCCAACTTAACGGACCGTTTGGTAAAGTGAAATTGTTATTACTCATACTTAACTCCTTCGACCGTCCGAATTATAAGTTCGGGCAAGTCATTTATTGCTCTGATTGTTACACAGTATCCAAGAGAACCTGAACTACTGCCGGGCCTTCTACTCTGGTTGCGCCGATAGAAAGTGTAGAATAAACTTGTGTGCTGTTGCACAAATCGGCTCTTACGTCAACGTGAACTGTCGGTTCCTCGGCGACTGCCAGAACGATAGCGTCCTGCGCGAAAGCGAAACATCTTGTCGCGCCGGTATCGGTATCGTCAGCAGGCAATCGTGTTGACTTGAGGAATTTGAAACCCATAAAGGTATCAATGTAACCCTGCGCCAACGCCTTGACCGTGTTGTAATCAGAACTCTTTACCTCTGTGGTATTGAGTAACTGATTCAGGTTATAGGGATTGGTCAGGAAATACCTTTGACGGTCGTCGTCAATGTTGGCATCGTCAAGAAGTTGTTTGGCTGTTAGAAGTTTGGCGATAGTCAACGGGGTTTCCGTATCATCGTCAAAGTCCGAACCAGCCGCTTCAATAGTGCCGTCACTGTTCAAAAGACGACATTCGCCTACGTCGTAGAAATTGACCGTAGTTGCGCCCGTGTGTCCTTCATACGCGGCACCCCACAGGGCGGCGATAACAACATCATCAATAGCCCTGTTAAGTGCAAACGTCTGGTTCTGCACATAGGCCGATTGCGGGTCCATGAGCATCTTGAGACGGTCTGGTTTGTCGATAATATCGGCGGGAACAATATAGTCCGCCATCGACAGTTTCCGTCTTGTATGTGTTGCGTCTGAAATCGGCGTTTCGCCGTGTCTTGCGCCACGCAACTGGGCGTCTTTTGGCCCGATACGTTCTACAAACATCGTATCGCCAGTAACACTCTCCATACGGCAAACAGACCGCAATTTAGCGGGTTTCTGTTGGCTTAGCATAAGAATGTTGGCCTTGAACTGGTCAACAAAACTTACAGGAATCTGTAAACTCATTGTAATAACCTTTCAATAGTTAGTTAATCTTTAGGTGTCATCTGTTGATTGTTGTTCAAATACAATATGGCACATTTTAGGTTTTCTATATCGTCCTCAAACGACCCTAATCCCATATTGCATTTACCACACAACAAACCACGAACTTTGCCAGTTTTATGACAATGGTCAACAGATAGGGCTTTTTTAATTTCCGATTGGTGTTTACCACAAATAACACATCTACCTTCCTGCTTTGAAAAAATAAGATTGTATTCGTCAAGAGTAATTAGGTAGTTTTTTTGCAAGTAACTATCTTTTTTGTTTACATAAACGTGTTTTTTGCGAACAACTTTTATATAAGTAGACTTACTGCGATGTTTTTTGTGATATTCTTTAGAATACTCAGGATGGTTTTGACGCCAAATAGAAGCGCAGAGCTTTACCTTTTCGGGATTTCGCTTTTTCCACGCAAGTGCTACGGCGTTGGCCTTTTCTCTGTTTTCTTTTTGCCACTTCTGGCCCATATAGACACCTTTCCATACAATTTAATTCTTACTATTGCGGAAAGGTTTTCCATTACTGGGCCATTCCTGCCTTAACGCCGGTTGGACGAGTGAGCTATCACCGTCTTTTGGGCCTCGTTAAAGAGGTTGTCCAACTATGTTAAAATCAACTAAGTCCCTTCGGGTTGTCTTGGTTGATTCATTTTTGCTTTCTTTTCTATTAACTTGTTTACTATTTCTATCTGTCTATTTCTTGTCTTAATATCCTGACTCTGATATTCAGGTTTGTGCATTTCTTCGTATATCTTGGCCTCCAAGTCCGCCGCACCCATACCTTGAGTTACATTAGTAATTACACCGTGTTCGGAGAACTTCTTGGAGATTTCTTTCAGGAACGACATTACATACGGTTTGAGATTCGATTCGTTTATCGCCCCTAAAAATTTCTGTTTCTTTTCGTCCGGCCAACCTTCGGTATTTTCGTCAATCATTCTGTTGGCTTCATTCAGGTCGGATTCGTAATCAGAACCAGACTCACCTCGAATAATTCTTTCGGCTTCATCGAACTCCGCCTTCGATATTTCCTGCATCTGTTTCTGCAAGCCACCTATATTCTTGACATAAAGACCCATAACGGTATCAAACTGTTTCTGGGTCAGATTAGCTTTATTCAATTCCGGAAGATAATCCTTAATCCCTTCGGGTGACATGTCCACCAGTTCAATATCCTTTGGGGGAACGTATTTATACTGGTCGGGAACGCCCATAACTCTTCTATACTCTGAAATCTCCGAAGGTGTCGATTTTTCGTTAATGGGTATCACGCCTTTCTTGCCAATCATTTTCGACTGGTTGCCGGTGATACTCATTAAACCCTTAACGTCTTTAATGTTCTCCCAGAACTTCTCTTTCCATAAATCCTGCGGGATAAACGCTTCCTTCCAACCGTCGAGAAGTTTACCGTCTTTGTCAATATATTTGGTAGCGTCAAAATCTACTACCGCAGGCGATAACGCCGCAGGCGCAATAGATACTTCGGGTTCAGTTAACTGTGTTGGCGCATCGGCTACGACCGCAGATGCGGTTGCCGTAGTTATCGATACCGGTTCGTCTGGCATTAGTTATTCCTTTCCTTGAGTTTCTTCCGGTTTATCTTCTATATCTTCGAGTTTCGACTCGACCTTGTTTATTATGTAGCAAATTACAGACCTCTGTCCTTCGTCATAAGCCAAACGGCAGGGGTCTATAATCTGACCTACTCTGGTATAGTCGTAATTACTCAACTTCCTAAGTCGTTCAAAAACCCGTTTGCCCTGAACAGAACCAAACACTTCTTTGAAATCAATTATCTCTTGTTTGACTTCGGTTTCCATCCCAATCTTTCTAATTCCTTTTTAAGCCAGATATTTTCCCATTCTAACTTTTGGACTTCCAAGAATAACTTAAAATGGTTTCGACTATGATTTTTCTTATCAACAAGATACAGATTCTCAACTCTATTATCTGTCTTATTGCCGTTTATATGATGAACTTCTTCGCCTTTAGTTAGTTTTCGATGTAAATAATTTTCCATTACAAACTGATGTTCGTATTGTCTGGCCTCTCGACTCCCTCTCATTCTAATATAACCATTGGTATCCTGAACTTTACCACCTTTATAAGCGGGATTGTTTTGCCCAGAATAATTTCTTCTTTTCATAGAAAAACTCATATTCCTTTTTGCTTGTTCTGTTCTTATAAAAATGCCCTTTGGCATATTATTTATGTCTCCTTACAATCATTCCGTGTTCTATACCCCTAAGTAAATTTACCTGTTTTTTCGCCTTACCTAAAGTAGTTCCTTTCGCCCTTGTTCCGTGCGGACTTGTTACTCTGTAACCTTTTTTAGTTTTAGTAATTTTATAGGGCATTACTTAACCCCCGCCGCTTCCATAAGTTTACCACTGGCACTACCTTGTTCTGGTGCTTTAACGCCTTTGTTATAAGCATCCGCTAATACCTGTCCCGCCTGCATATTCTCCATTTTCTGTTCTTTTTCCGCACGCGCCTTACGTTTCGCCAAGACCTGTTCTTCGCTTGCGATATGTTCATTCTTAACCCCGAAAGACGCGGCCATATCCGGCATAGCGTCTTCCATATCAATATAGTCAACGGCGTCAGAAAATACCGGCGAGATATTCGTAATGAACTCCGCGAACTGCATAAACCCTTTCGCCTGCTGACTCTTTAAGGCAAGAGCCAATGTCCCCTTATATTCGATTCCAAATCCCCTACCCTGTAATTCTCTCGGAGGCATAGGTATTATTCCGTTCCTGATTAAAAGCAAGACCGACCTTATAATTACCGGATTCAATAATTCCGACTGCAAGCGCATCACCGGCAGAGCTAAACGCCTCAAACCCTCTTTCAATCGTTCTATAATCTCTACCGTCGTTCTCCTGTCGCCCGTTAAGTCCGCTAATTGAACGAATATATCCTTGAAATACGCTTTATCGACCTTGCCTTGAACCATCTCGATTATATCTTTGGTTATCGGGAAATTGCCGTTCATCGTTTGGTCGATTGCCCGGCTTGACGGCAACTGTTGAACCCGATTAACCGCGCCGGGATAAACCCTGAACCTTCCTTCAAAGGAATCCAGAACTTCCCGCGCCGGGTCGTTCCATTTGTCCCCGCTTTCGAGAAGATTTTTTTGCATCTTCTGTAACGCCTTGACGGTCTTACGAACCATCATACCCTGACCCGTGCCATACTTCTGTGTAGCAGACCATAACCATCTTGCCACCGAATGAGGATTTTCCTGAAAACCGCCTTCATCGACTACTGTTTTATCTTTGACGTTTACATAGACAGATTCATATTCCCAGTTTTTATTGTCTTTTAGTTGAGGATTGCGTTTGTTTCTCCTTCCGACTTTCCAGATAAAATCAAAAGAATTGTTTTCAGTATCAGGAAGTTTAAGGGCATCAAGAACACTTTTTCCGAGATTTTCCTCTTTTACTCCCCACTCTTCTACGAACTGCTGATACGCCTGTCTTGCGGTAAGAGGATGTTTCAATAAGATAGTATCGACATTTGAATGATTATCCTCAAGAACAACATAAGAACCTATCGGCCAGCTATGGTAGTTTAGTCCTAAAATCTTCTTATCCCATTCGGAATATAAATCACAAGGGCCATATAAGATAAGAGAACGCAATGCCTCGTTTAACTGCGGCATAAAGTTCGACTTGAAGATTTCCTTATGAGATATTTCCGTTGCCATCGCCAGATACCGCCTGACAATATCCACTTCTTCCAACACCGAATCATCTGCCTGTAAACCGTAGAACTGCTGGCCGGACGGAATGAGCGCAGCCGAAAGACCTGAAATCATATCCTGACAATCGAACTTCGCTGTTTCATCGAGAAGGTCGTCTTCCCTGTTACCCAATTCCCTGATGGTTGTAATCTGGTCATCGACGGGGGACTGGTAATCGGAAACCTCCTGCCACTTACCCCTGAGCGAGGAGAGCTTGTTATCCTCTTTGTCGAATAGTTTTATAATCTCTACCGCTTTATCTTCCATTCTAACTCCGCCACATAATCTGGACTTTATCACCGGCAGTCCCTATGAAG